GCCCGATCCAGATCCCGCCCTCCACCGGCTCGACGAAAGTGATCCGCTGCGGCATCTGCAGGAAGCCGTGACGCTCGTCATGCAGGTGGTAGCCCATCGCCTCGGACCAGCGCAGCACGTTGAGCCGGGCCGTCAGCAGCCGGCCGCGCCAGTAGCGCAAGAACGCCCCGGCCGGCATCGGCGACAAGTGGCGGAACTGCGCCGGCCGCCCCAGCTCGGGCAGCAGTGGCACGTCCAGCGGATCCGCGTTGGCCGGGTAGTCACCAGCACGCGCGAGCTCGCCTCCGTCCTTGCGGGTCAGGTACAGCCGCACGCCGGTAACGCTCGGATCCATGCACAGCGGGAAAGCCACGCGCAGCAGCCCGCCCTCGCCCGCCTCTACGAAGGTCGCCTCGGAAGTCTGCGACTCAAGATCACCTCGCAGCCACGCCACAGCCGCCCCGTAGGTGCCGGCGGCGAGCGACCCGCCACCCAGCGCGGCGACCATCGGCGGCGCAGGGCTGTCGAAGGTCAGGCGCTGCGCGCTGCCGCCGTCGAAGACGAAGAGCCCGGCTGGGCCAGACACGACAACCCGGTTGTTCAGAACCTCGTGCGACACGTCACCTTCGCCGATCGTGGCGAGCGCCTCATGCGTCCAGCTGTCCGGATCGACCCGCACCCACTGATTGCCCAGGGTGCCGAACACGTCGCCATGGAGCGGGCTCTGCCACAGGCTGCGATACGCGGCCGTTGTGACCGGGCGCACGCCTGAGCGTAGCTGCGGCAGGCCGGATTCGGTGATGTCCACGTTGACCGCGTCTCGCACATAGAGCTGCGGCGCATCACCGCCGCGCTGGAGCGCCGCGTCCTCGGCCACGTTGTTGATGCCCGCCATGGGCAGGAGAGAGATTTCCATCAGAAGGCTCCTTTGCGGAATTGCTCGGCGTTGCCGTCGGGGCGGATGAAGTGCACGCCGGGGCGGACGTCCGGAGTGCCTAGCACGGAATCTGGATGAGCCCCTGCCGCCAGAAGGCTGCGCGCAGCTATCGTCGCGGAAGGCGCCCGCCGCGTCACGCGCATACGCTGCTCGAAGGCTTCGAGTTGGTACTCGGATTGGAAGCCGTCAAATCCTGCGGGGTGCACCTCGCGCACGCGATGCGAGATCCACTGCTCCCCGTGCAGATCAGCCCCGAAGCCCTCCGGGATCGTGGGCATCAACGGACCGACACGCAGCCCTTGCCACATGTACGGCGCGTCGCCGGGCTTGGCGGCACCCATTCGCGTCGCTTCGTAGCCCTGCGCGCTCACCACGCGGTTCAATAGCTCGATCTGCTGCTCGCCGACGTCCAGAGCATCAAGACCCGGCGCAGCGACCGTCCGCGGCCCGACGGGAATCACATGGTCAATGCTTGGCTCGCCATAGAGCGCTGCATCCTCGGAATCGAATTGCTCCAAGATCCGCGTGCCCGGGATCTCATGCCAGCCCATGCGGAACGCCCGGAAGCCGGGCGGCGAGATGTAGTTCCGCCCGAGTCGAACGATCGCATTGCCGTAGCCTGGCAAACGCCACTCGTCCGGGTCAAACAGGAGCTGGATCGTCCGGTGCTGCAAAGCGACTGACGGGTTGCCGATGCCGTTTATCCATCGCCCGCCGCCTGGGACTTCATTGATGTAATGAAGGTCTGTGGCATTGTGGTTGAAGACCGCCTGCGCGGGGGCTTCTTTGACCGCCCAGATGGTGTGCGGTGAGAGCCTGGGTTTTCCAGGCTCGAATACCTCACTTGACGGAAACTGCGCGATCGTCAATGTACGAACCTTGAGCGTTACTATCGGAGCGCTCACCAGGAGTTCCCAGTACCCCGGCTCGACCCGGATGGTGTTCGCGGTGACGTGCGCCACGCCAAACTTCGTCGCTGGCTCGTTCTGCCGAACGTAGATCACCTGCTGGTTGATGATCGGGCGGGGAACTTGGGGGTTTTCCGCGCCATCTCCCGGCGGCTGAATTCCGAAGCCCTCATCATCTGCACCGTACTGGTCGAAGCGCGCAAGCGTAATGGTCTGCAGCGAGTACGGCGGCGCACCCAGCTTCTCGACCTTGTGCCGATCGCTGATCGCCCACGATCGGACCCCCTGCACAGGCACAACGCGATCCCGGAACGCGATGACCGACTTGCCAAAAAGCCCAACTGCGCTGCCTTGGGGCGCGACCGGCCTCCATTGCAGGCGCACGAAGGCGTCGCCGTGCTCGTCGGCCGCGCGCCCTCGCGTGCGCAACTCCGGCGTGACGTTATGCGCTGTCGGCGCCCCGTAGAGATTCTGCACCGTCCATCGCGGTGTGATGAGCGTCCAGTGAATCGCAAGCGATACCCAGCCCAGCCCTGCCGACTCGTAGCCGACGCCGTCGATGTAGCGGGTGTGCAGCTTCACCTCGGGCAAGCGCACGATCGGCGGCGCAATGCCGTAACGGCTCTCGATCGTGACGGTGCGCACCCGCGGCGCAACCATCGGGTATCCGAGCCAGGCCGCATCGAAGCCGCCGATCCGGTTAAAGGTGCGCCGCGTGTTCTCGGCTGCCGCCGTACCGAAGCGCGCCGCATCGCTTCCGGTCGGCGCCGCCACCACGGCGTTGTTCCAGATCGTTGTCCATCTGGAAAGATAAGGCGGCGCCAAACCGTCGAGCGCCAGCGAGCGCACCCGGTACGCCACCATGCCCGCCTTGTACTCAGGTGCATGGGCTGGCGCTGCAATGCCTGCCGGCAGCAGCGGGCGCGCTGCGTTGTCGACCTGCACGTCCCCAATGCGATCGGTTCGGCTGCCGATGCCGCGCACCGACTTATTGCGGTTCTCGATCTTCGTCCAGCGCGGCCACGCAGGCGCATTGAGCCTACTGTCCGGATCGAAGATCATCGTGACGCACTGGCGCAGGTTCCACGCGCGCGCAGTGCCCCAGCGCTCTGCGGGCTGCACAGTGGTCGTGATACCGGTCGGGCGCACGAGCTTGCGGGAATTGAAGACCGTGGGCAGCCCGTAGCGCTCACGGAATCCGAGCGGATAGGCCGACTGTCGATCAGGGATGATCCGCACGCCAAATCGCGTCGCGTCGAAGCCAGCCGGGCGCAGCGTGCGCGCCCAACCCATAGCGTGCCCTGTGGCGAAGCGCTCGAAGATCGAAGCGGGGGCGATGGTGCGGTCGGCGTTCGATGCAGCCGGAACGCCTTCGCTCGAGAGCTGCGCGCCGCGGGGCAGCAGCCAGCGACGGGCATGCGCCACCATCGCGGTGCCGTGGATTTG